AGAGCTGCGGCATTTTTATCACAAGACCAAACTGCAATGAAGGAGATAGAAGATGGATTTGATGTTCATAGTTATACTGCTAGTGTTATTACTAATGCAGGTGAGAAGACATCTCGCCAAGAAGCGAAAGCACATACCTTTGCCCCTCTCTACGGAGCAACAGGATTTGGGAGAACGAATGCTCAAGCTACATATTATAAACACTTCACAGAAAAGTACAAAGGAATCGCACTATGGCACTCCAAATTGGCTAAAGAGGCTATAAGCACTAGTAAGATAACTACACCATCAGGAAGACAGTTTGCATTCCCTGATGTTAGAAGAAACTCTTATGGTAAAGTGTCTCATTTTACACAGATAAAGAATTATCCTGTGCAGTCATTTGCAACTGCTGATATAGTTCCTCTTGTGCTAATAGAGATAGAGACTGAATTAAAGGGATTACAATCTTGTATTGTTAACAGTGTGCATGATTCTATAGTTATAGATATACACCCTGATGAAGTACAAAAAGTAATTACTATTATTAAAACAATAAATAGTAGAATGATTAGTTTAATTAATTCTACATTTGAGTTAGAGTTCAATGTTCCATTATTATTAGAAGCAAAAATAGGTAACAATTGGCTTGACACTAAAGACGTTATGTGATATAACTTATAAACTTTGATGGAAAGGAATGTAAAGTATGGTAAATGAAATAACTATGATTGATACTAGTAACTATGCACAGATGGCAAAAGCTATGGGTATCGCAGGAGAAACAGGTTCGTCTGATACAAGCAATGCGAACCCACTCCCAAGAATGAGATTGCATCATAATAATATTATGGGCATGAAGAAAGTTGGAGATGAAACTTTAGAAACAGTTGTTGTTAGAGGTGGCTCGTTTAAATTAGAGAGACCTGACTTACCTGTTGTTTACTCACCAACTGCTGAGATAAGACCTTTTGTACAAAGATTTATGTACAAGAGATTCGTTAAGAACATGTCTGCCAAAAAGGGTGAACCTATGGGTGTTTATCACAAGACACTTATGGCAGATAATCTAAACAATGACTTAAAAGATAATCAGGGTAGCTTCAACTGTGGTAAGCCATCAGGATATATCAAAGATTTTAAGGCATTACCTGTGGCTACACAAGAGGTAATCAAACAGATTAAAAGAGTAAGAGTAATATTTGGTCTTATTGATATGCCTAATGCTACAGACGAGAAGGGTAACAAAGTTAAGTTAGAACCTAACACTCCTTTCATATGGGAGATTGATAATCGTGATGCATTTAAGACAATGGGAGAACCTTTTAATAAGTTCAATCAAATTAAAAGACTTCCTGTTCAGCATTACATTACATTGACTAGTGAAGAGAGAAAGATACCTAGTGGTTCATCGTTCTACTTACCTAATTATAGTCTTGACTTACAGAAAACTGTTGAAGTAACAGATGAAGACCAAAACACTTTCATCAACTTCATGGCATGGATAGATAACTACAACAGTTATATATTTAATGAATGGGAAATGAAGGCAAAAGCACCTGTAAGTAAAGAAGATAAAGATGTAGTAGATGACTTCATTGATGTTGACATAGACGAAGAGGTGGCATAGTGAATCATCCTGCTGAAATGATGATTCATCAGTATCTTGAGAATGCCACAAGTGGTAAATCAGCTATGAGTCAAGATAATATTGAACAAGTAGCTACTGATATCAAAGATGCCTTGAATCGTCAGTTCAATACTAAGAGGGATGAAAAGTTTAGGTTACGTATGTCTAATATAGGTAGACCTTCCTGCCAACTTTGGTTTGAGAAGAATAAACCTGAGACTGCGTTACCTAAACCTACCACTTTCATAATGAACATGATGATTGGAGATATAGTAGAAGCAGTTTTCAAAGCAATTTTAAGAGAGTCTAATGTTAAATTTGAAAATAGTGAAGATGTTACTCTTGAAATTGACGAAAAAACTACTATATCAGGGTCATATGACTTAGTTATGAATGATGCAGTTGACGATATTAAATCTGCATCTGATTGGTCATATAAATATAAGTTTGATTCCTATGAATCTTTACATTCAGGCGATAGTTTTGGTTATGTTGGACAACTAGCAGGTTACGCAAAGGCTTCTAATAAGAAAGCAGGTGGTTGGTGGGTTGTAAACAAAGCCAATGGTCATTTTAAATATGTTCGTGCTAACATTGACATGGACAAAGAACTTGACAAAATCAAAAGGAATATAAAGGCAACAGAATCAGACGAGTTAGTGCGATGCTTTGAGCCTGAGCCTGAGATGTTTAGAGGTAAACCAACAGGCAATATGGTCTTAAATAAGAATTGCACATTTTGTTCATATAGGCAATCCTGTTGGGAGAACTTGAAAGAGTTACCTGCACAGATGTCTCAAGCTAAAGAACCTAAAATGGTTCAATATGTTAAATTGAAAGGAGAGTAGCATGAGTAAATCACTAGATGAACTAAAATCAAACATTGAAGAAATGGAAAAGCAATTAGCTGAAGCTAAAAGAGAGTATCGTGAATTTCGCACAGCAGGTTTACGTGATGCAATAGAAGCTAGAAAGGCGGCTGATGAAGCAGTAAAGGAAGAACTTAAAAACTTAGGTTATACAAATACTTATTCATATAGCAATCCATTTATTTCGTGGCGAAACTTCTAGGTGTCTCCTCATAAAATAAGGAGAGATGCCATAAAGCATGGGTATAGGAGTGGGTTAGAGCATACCATATCTGTTTACCTAAAAGAATTGAATCATAAATATGAGTATGAATCAATTAAAATAGAGTGGGAAGATTTATCCTATCGCACCTATACCCCTGACTTTATACTAGACAACGGTATTATAATTGAAACAAAAGGTAGATTTTTAGCAGTAGATAGAAGGAAACATTTAGCTATACAAAGACAACATCCTGAGTTAGACATTAGATTTGTATTCACAAACAGCAGAGCTAAACTAAGAAAGGGTGCAAAATCTTCTTATGGACAATGGTGTAACAAGTATGGATTTAGGTACTACGACAGGATAATACCTGAAGAATGGCTCAAAGAAAAGGGCAAGAATAGGCATCCTAAATTCATAAAGTTTGCAGGTGCTAAAGTAAGGAGAGTTAAATGACTGTAGGTAATAAAGTATTAGATGAAGACTTTGTTATTTGTGTTAGACCACAGATGGATAAGGATTTTAATTGGACAAGTGAAGTTAATGTTTTTATAATGACTTCAGAAAAGAACCCACTTAATGATGACGATTATTATGGAGTATTAGATTTTTGTAGAGCTTTATGTGCCACCATAGCTATTATGGAAAAAGATGATGACCTAAGAAAAAGGGCAATAAAGGAAGCAGATGAATACGAAAATGAAGATAAACCTAAGTTAAAAGTTGTTGACAAAAAGGATAATGTTGTGATACTATCTTTTGAATCTGACAACGATAATAAAATACACTAATAAGAAACTTGGAGTACAGGCGAATGATGGCAGAAAAAGAAGACATGGTTAATAGTCCTAGACACTATAATGAATCAGGGATTGAGTGTATAGATGCATTGGAAGCTATGCTAGGCGATGGCTTTGAATCTTATCTGCAAGGAAACATAGCTAAGTACTTATGGAGATATAAATACAAAAACGGCTTAGAAGACTTAAAGAAAGCTCAATGGTATTTAAATAAACTAATAGGAGTTGTAGATAATGAAAGTTAAAATTATGGCAACTCTTATCATTGACCCTGAAGAGTACCCTATACCTTCAGATGGAGATGTGACAGAAGATTTTGAAGATTATATGCGTGAGCTATTTCACGATTTAGAGGGTGTAAAAGTATCCCACATTAGAATAATAACGGAGTAAGACATGAAAAACAATTACCTACCAACAGACTACCAAAACTTTATAGCCCTCTCACGTTATGCTAGATGGAAAGACGATGAACAAAGAAGAGAGAATTGGGGAGAAACTGTTGAAAGATATTTTGATTATATGAGTAATCATCTTAAAGATAACTACAATTATACTTTGACAAAAGCATTGAAAGAAAAGCTAACAGAACAGATAATGAACTTAGGTGTCATGCCTAGCATGAGAGCATTGATGACATCAGGA